ATGTCTAGCATATGGTAAGAAGGTTGCCTTCAGTCCTTACCTAGGATATAATATACAGAAGTTGTGTGATCCAAGGAGAGTTGTCGATGCACTCCTCAAAGAAAAAGTCGTGGGGGTTGCAAATGGTCGTGCTGAGTTTGGTCCTCGTGCTCTCGGTAATAGAAGTTTATTGGCGGATCCGAGGGAAGCTTCAACAAAAGACCTAGTAAATGAAATAAAGAGGAGGGATAAGTTTAGACCTTTTGCACCTGCAGTTCTTGAGGAACACGCTCAAGATTATTTTGATATGCCCAAACAATCAAGGTATATGTCCTATGTTTATAAATGTAAGCAGCAGAAGGCGATACCTGCCTGTGTACACGTCGATGGATCTGCTAGGGTACAAACAGTACCAAAAGACTCAGAGAGTATTCTAAGACCCATACTGGAGTGCTGGTACGAACGTACTGGATGTCCTGTATTATTGAATACATCTTTGAACATAAAAGGTAAACCTATGGTAAACACCATAGGAGATGCAATAGAATTTTCACATAAGTATGAAATTACAGTTTTCTAAACCACAGAGTCTTGAAGAATATGTCGGACAGATTCCAAATATTAAATCTCATACTTTACTTTACGGTGAGATGGGTGTGGGGAAATCTACTCTAGGGGAATTATTGAGAGATACTTATGGTTACATTTTTATTGATGAGATACACAGATATCAAGAAAGTATTCTGACGCTTATGAATCATGATGTTGTTATAGGTGCAACTAAAGACCTAAACCTTCTCTGTGATGATTTGAGGTCTAAATTTGTTTGTCATGAAGTCAAACCTAGTGAGCAAGAATTGGAAACTATTTTACTCACTTACTTAGGAAAAGAAGATTACATTTTTGACAGAAGTATAATAACTAAAATTGTAAGGGCATCGAAGTTTAAGGATGGTTATAATACAAGACGATCACTTAGATTATTCAAAAGAATACAGCAATATTCAAAGTATGTACGAGACACTAATATTATCTCACATAATATAGTAGACTATGTTATAGAAAAAACTGATTTATGAACTCAATTACTTTTAGTGGGTGTAGTATTACATGGGGTGACGAATTAGAAAACCCAGAGGAAGAAAGATACAGCCGTGTTGTATCAAATCATTATGGTGTTATTGATAATAATATTTCTCTTCGGGGTGTTAGTAATGATGATATAGTAAGAAGAACTGTAAAACATATCGATAAAAATCCTGTAGACATTATCATTATACAATTTACATATGTTAGTCGATATCAATGGATAAGTGAGAAAGGCAAATTATATGATTGGACACCTTCAGTAAGAAATGCAGAAAGATTTAAGGATACACCACGTAAAGAATATTACAAACACATATACACTAATCGCCATGGTATAGAAAATGCGTGGAAGAATATTTTTTTGTTTGATAGATATTGCAAAAGCAAAAACCAAAAATACATATCATTAATAAACAATCATCATGCACATTTTTATGAACAAGGTAGTAATTGGAAAAAATTATGCAAGTGTCAAGTCCCAACAGTGCTATCAATACAAAAAGACCACCCATCTGCGGAGGAACATAAGACAATCGCAGATCAAGTTGTAAGGAGAATTGATGAACTTATTGTTTAGTGGTTGTAGTATCACATATGGTGATGAACTACAAAATAAATTCAAGGAGAGGTTTAGCAGATTAGTATCTGATCATTTTGCTGAACCACACAGGAATATAAGTGAGTGTGGTATTAGTAATGACAACATTGTAAGAAGAACTATAGATCGGGTTGATAAAATGCCACCTGATCTAATCATAATGCAATTTACAGTTCATCAACGTATTGAGTGGTGGAGTGAGTATGGTGAACCTCACAAATTTACACCACAGAGAATTAAGGATCAAACTCAACGAACATATTACAGAGATGTATACACAGATACTCAGGGTGCTGAAAATTTATGGAAGAATATGTTTTTATTTGATTGTTATTGTAAAGAGAAAGGTCTCAAGTATATTCCATTAGTTGCAGATCATTTTGATTTGATTCTAAAACATCCTGATAGAGTCTTTGAGGAAGGTATAGGTGATTGGAGAAGATTATGCGAGAATATACCCTACACTTTCCTCCATCCAACTTGTCTTGGCACATCTGAAGAGTTTCCAGAAAATTATGCTCAAGGAGTGAGAGGTGGGCATCCAAGTGCGAAAGGTCACAAAGCGATAGCAAATAAAATCATTGAGTTGATAGACGCTATATAAAGTGTTATAATGATTATGACTGAACTCTAATTATGGCTAAAGGATTTAAGGTGGTGTCTAAACCACCTATCGAGAAGAAAGATGATTTTGACATCGAAGCAGCAAAGAAACTCTTACAAGGAAAGAGTATTGTTTTTTGTTTACCTGGTAGAGGTGTATCATACATCTTCCTAAAGAATTTCGTATCACTATGTTTTGAGTTGGTACAGAATGGAGCAAATATACAGATAGCACAAGACTATAGTTCTATGGTGAACTTTGCGAGATGCAAGTGTCTTGGTGCGAATGTACTACGAGGTCCTGATCAATTACCTTGGGATGGTAAATTGCAATACGATTATCAACTATGGATTGATAGTGATATAGTATTCTCTAATGAGAGTTTCTATCGTGTGCTTGCCATGGATAAAGATATAGCAGGTGGTTGGTATGCAACTGAGGATGGTAGAACTACATCATGTGCACATTGGTTAGAAGAGGATGATTTCAAAGATAATGGTGGAGTCATGAATCATGAGATGGTTGAGGGAATTGTCAAGAGACGCAAACCATTTACTGTTGACTATTCTGGATTTGGTTGGTTGCTTATCAAGAAAGGTGTATTTGAACATCCAGAGATGAAGTATCCATGGTTTGCCCCACAAATGCAGGTATTTGACTCTGGTGAGGTACAAGATATGTGTGGTGAGGACGTATCATTCTGTCTTGATGCAATCAAAGCAGGTTTTGAAATATGGGTAGATCCACAGTGTAGAGTTGGGCATGAGAAAACTAGAATCATATAGATAGCGATGATGATAAACATTGCTAATATGGAATTATATGACATATACATCAAAGGGTCACTAGAGTTTAAGTCAATTACTGAGGAAGAAATGGAGGATAAAGTTCAAGAATTGGCAGAAGATTATTACAGGGAAGGGTTCCCTCATCCCGATGAAATAGAGGTTAGATACCTCGGACATGAAGACGACCCTCAGTAGAGGGTCTTTTTTTTGCTCTAAATAATGATAAATATACCCAGATTATAAGATCTAGTGCCAGCACAGACTTTTTCACAAGGATTTAAAGATATTTCTTTATCTTTCAAGAAACATCCCGTAACGGATGATATTCTTGTGCTGAAAAATGAAGATGCTATAAAACGTTCTGTACAGAATCTAGTTCGTATACAAACGGGAGAAGTATTTTTTAATCGCTTGTTAGGATCACGTATAAGCGGTTCACTGTTTGAACTTGCTAGTGATGATTATGTTGATCCGATTCAAAAGGAAATTGAGACAAGTATAAAGAATTTTGAACCCAGAGTAATCCTGACAGATGTAAAATTTCTTTCTACACCTGACGAAAACTCTATTGATGTAACTATATTTTATGATATTGTTGGACTCAATACACCAACTCAATCAGTCAATTTCATTCTCGAACCAACTAGGTTATAATGGCACTGCAACAATTCACAAACCTAAATTTTGAAGATATAAAATCTTCTATAAAGAATTATCTGAGAGAAAACTCTAATTTCTCGGATATGGATTTCGAGGGATCTAACCTATCAGTTATAGTAAACTTATTAGCATATAATTCATATACGACAGCGTACAATAGTAATATGATAGTCAATGAGACATTCATTGACAGTGCAACACTAAGAGAAAATGTTGTTTCTCTTGCAAGAAATATAGGTTACGTGCCTAGGTCTAAGAGAGCAGCAAAAATGCTCGTTGATTATAGTATGACAGGTATATCAACGTCAACAACAACTGTTACATTTCAACCTGGTGTAATTGCAAATGGAACGGTGTCAAATGTCAATTACATATTCTCAATACCAGAAAAGGTGACTGGCACTGCTGTAGATGGCACAGCAGTTGGAACTATTGAAATGTTTCAAGGTCAATATCTCAAATCAACATTCGTAATAAATGATTCCCAACCCAATCAAAGATTCATAATACCTAATAATGGTGTCGATACATCTACGATAAGAGTAAATGTAAAAGAAAATAATTCAAGCACCACTGCCACTGAGTATAAACTTGTAGATAATATTATAGGTGTCACCTCTACATCAAACATATATCTCATACAAGAAACAACGGATGAGAAGTACGAGGTGTTATTTGGAGATGGTATATTCGGTGCAAAGTTAGATAATGGTAATATTATTGATGTTTCATACATCAAGACTGAGGGTAAAAATGGTAATGGTGTTGCTAGAGTGTCTTTTGCAGGTATTGTAAAGGATGAAGACGATGCTACTGAAACAAACCTTACAACAACTCTAGTACCACAGTATCCTTCAGAAAATGGTGATGAAATAGAGGATTTACGCAGTGTCAGATACTATGCTCCTAGACTTTACTCGTCTCAACATAGAGCAGTGACTGCAAGTGATTACGAAGCAATAATTCCCTCAGTGTATGCAAACATAGAGTCTGTAAGTGCCTTTGGGGGTGAAGAATTGACACCACCTAAGTATGGTAGAGTTTATATCGCTGCTAAACCTAAGAATGGTTCTTTCTTATCAGAGTTTACGAAAAAACAAATATTATCATCATTGAAAAGTTACTCTGTAGCAGGTATTGTGCCTGAGTTGATTGATTTGAAGTTTTTATATGTCGAGATTGATAGTTATGTTTACTACAACGCAAACTTTATAGGTGATCCAGAAAATCTCAAAACAGATGTCATTTCTTCATTGACCTCTTTTGCAAGCGGTCCTGAGTTGAATAAGTTTGGTGGTAGATTCAAGTATAGTAAAGTATTGTCACTTATTGATAGGGTCGATGATTCCATAACGTCAAATATCACCACTATAAGAATCAGAAGAAACTTAGTCGCTCAAATCAATAAATTTGCACAATATGAAATATGTTTTGATAACACCTTCCATAGAAATGAATCAAGTTATAATATAAAGTCTACTGGATTCAGTGTATCTGGAGTACAGGGGACTGTATACTTTTCTGATCAGTTTATTTCAGGTGATAAGGGATCATTGTTCTTATTCCAAATTGATTCAGACTCATCAGTCAAAATATTATCGTCATCATTTGGATCTGTAGATTATGCGAAAGGTGAAGTAATTTTAGACACAGTAAATATAACATCAACTGTATTGTCTGATAATATTGTTGAGATTCAAGCTATACCTCAATCAAATGATGTGTTAGCAAGGAAGGAATTGTATTTGCAGTTTGACGTTGCGAATAGTAATTTCTTGATGAGAGAAGATCCTATATCAACAGGAGCAAATACTTCTGGAACGAGATATAATCCTCAATCTAGTTACACTAATGGTGCCAAAGTAAGAGGAGCAATCATAACTAGCACATCCACTGCCAGCACACTGGTTGGATATGTGAACGGACAACCTTATTATGGTGCCTTCCACACCATGCCAAATGGCAATAAAATGACAGGTGCATCTCATTCCCCTGATAGTCTACCAATAACAAGCACCCCAACAAGTGCGATAGATACATCATCGACACCTATGTCTACAACTTCGACATCAACTTCATCATCATCAAGTTCAACCAGTAGCGGATACGGATATTAATGATCCAAACATCTCTTACGAAAGTAAAAGTACATGAAATAATTCAGAGTCAAATACCTGAGGTAATTGACAATGAAAATCCTCGCTTTGGCGAGTTCATGAAACAATATTATATCTCCCAAGAATTTCAAGGGGGAGCAATTGATATAGCTGATAATCTTGTAGAGTATAAGAGTCTCAATTTTCTAAACCCTGAGACTCTTACTGGGATTACTTCATTGTCACAGTATGCAAATGGTAGAGATACTACGATATATGTTGACTCTACAAAAGGGTGGCCGAATCAATGGGGACTCCTAAAAATAGATGATGAGATCATCACATATACAGGAATAGGTAGCACTACCTTTACTGGGTGTGTAAGAGGATTCAGTGGTATAGAAAATAACAGAAAAACAAATAGTCCTGAGTATCTTACTTTTTCGCAGACAGGTATAGGCACACATGCTGTAGATTCAAAAGTAATCAATCTTAGTAATGTATTTCTAAATGAGTTTCTAAAAAAACTCAAGAAACAAATTTTACCTGGTTTTTCAGAAAGAAATTTATTCAATAAATTAGATCAAAGTAATTTCCTTAGACAATCAAAAGATTTTTACAAATCTAAGGGAACAGAAGAAGCGTTCAAGATATTATTTGGTGCTTTATATGGTGAAAAGGTTGATATGATTCAACCATCAAAATATATGATAAGTCCATCAGACGCTGAGTATAGAGTCAATGAAGTTCTTATATGTGAGTTGATATCTGGTAATCCTTTGAAGATATCTGGTGAGAGTATAATCCAAGAAACCACACCACTACAAACAAGTGGTTCAATCACAGGAGTAGAGAAGGCAGTATTTGGTGATAAGTCATATTACAAAATTGCTTTATCAAAGGGCACTATAATAGGTAAGTTCCAACAGATAGGTAAAACATTTATTACAAGATCAGCACCTGTTGGATCTACAGTGATAGATGTAGATTCCACTGTAGGGTTTGGTATCACAGGTAGTATTGATTTTGAAAATAGAAAGATATCATACTTAGGAAAATCACTTACACAATTTACAGGTATATCAACACTTACATCACCTTGTGGTATTGGATCTACAGTAAGATCTGGTATTGTAGCAACTTCGTATGAGGATGGTGATCTATCTAAACCAGTGAGATTCAATGTACTAGGTGTTCTCAACAAATTTGAAGGATCTGCAATCAATCAACAGGAAGACGCTGAAATTAATATCAGACAACTTGGTAGAATAGAAAATGACTTGAAATTTAGTACATGGATATACAATACAGCATCGACATATGCTATTGAGAGGTATACACTCAAGAGCACTAATAGTTACAACTTCAAACTTGCAGCAGCAAACTTCTCTCTCTATGTGGGTGACGAGATAGAGGTTATTGATCAAACCGATCCTGATAACAAGTTGAATGGTACGATCACATTTGTTTTTGACGAAGATCAAGACGATTCTATATCTGTAAGTGTACCTACACTTGACACAACAAAGAAATATAAGATAAGAAGAAAATTAAAAATACAAGCAAATAGCACAGCTGACGTACAGAACACATATAACGATGGAAGTGCTGTGCATGTTGCCTCTAATAGTTTGCCACACTGGCCTATCGATCCACAAAAGAGAGTCAGATCTTTTACTAATGTTGGTGTCAATACAACACAAGTAGAGATTACTGTATCAGATCATGACCTATATGATGGTGACTTAGTAACATATTCTTCATCTGGTATAGGCACATTGACTAACCTGAATGATGGTGAATCATATTACGTAAAGAGAGTTGATAGTAATACAGTCAAATTAGCATACACTGGAGAGAACGTAAGAAGAGGTCAGTTCCTGACTGCGTTTATAGGTAACGATATTGGTTCGCAGACATCACATACACTCACACCATCCAACTTATATGGCACTGACTTGGGTGCACAAAAAATCCTAAGGAAATTTGGAGAGCCTGAATTTGGTGTAATAAAGAATAAGACAGTACAGGGTGGTGTCGGACTATTTGCAAATGGTGTTGAAGCATATTCTTACAAGTCATCCGACATAGTGTATTTCGGACCTTTGCAGAGTGTAGAGGTATTAAATACTGGTTCTAATTTTGATATTGTCAACCCACCTAAGTTGACGGTCTCACAGGATGGACATACAGGTGCTGCAGCATCAGTGATTGCACAAGTAGAAGGAACACTAGAGGAAATACTTGTTGAGACTGAAGGTTCTGATTACGAAGAAACACCCACAGTAAAAGTTATTGGTGGTAATAATACAACAGCCATAGCAAAAGCAAAGATGAAGTTAGTTCATCAAATTGTTGAATTTGATTCAACATCAACTGGTGGTGTGGTCAATACTGACACTGACAGATTTGTATTCCCACAAGTGCATGGATTTGAACATGGTGAGGAGATCATATATCAAACAAATGGTAGCACAGGCATTGGTATTGGAATCACACCTGGTGTTCTTGTTGATACAGCACCTTATTTTGTTGTAAAAATAGATGACTTCCAAATTCACATATCAGAATCAAGAACTAAAGCATTAGCAGGTATAGGAACGATTAATCTTACCACCAATGGTGGAGGTCAACAGAGTTTCAAAACTACAGCAAGAAGACAAAAAGTAGATAAAATTTTGATTGAGGATGCAGGTCTATTCAAAAATAGAGAAGTACACACCAGTACAGGTATCAATACATTTACTGATACTATTGTAATTCCTTCACATGGATTTGATAATTCAGAGATAGTCAAGTATTCATCAACTGAATCTGCTATAGGCGGTCTTACAATAAACAATCAATATTTTATTGATAAGATTGATAATGATAGTTTTAGGTTATCTGATAATAAAGAATTATCATCATACCTAAGTTTGAATGACAGTGGTTTGGGTGAGCACATATTTCAAGATCCCCCTATATCCATAGACATAAGTGGTAGACAAGGTATATCAACAATCAACGCAACTGCTACACCTATTATAAGAGGAAAGATATCTGCAGTTCATGTAAGTAATAAGGGCAGTGATTTCGGATCTACTGTTATAAATGACAACTTCAAACCAGTTATTGAACCTATTATTGGTGATAAAGCTTTCCTTCAACCATTCATCGTAAATGGACAAGTAGATCAAATCATTATTAAAAATGGAGGTGAAAACTTCTTTAGTGTAGATATTGTAATTGAAGGCGACGGTATAGGTGCAAAAGCGAAA